AGCTGGAGGTTATCGTGCTTCTGGTTTTGGTCCTTCTCCTTTACAAGGTTTATCAGCACTTTTACCCCCAGGTGCTTATCCAATTACAGTAGGAGCAGGTGGTACAGGTGGAGCTTATGGATCTCCGCCAGCTTCTCCACCTAACGATGAACAACCAGGTACAAATGGAAGTAATTCAGTTTTTGGTGCTCCTGTTTCAATAACTTCAAATGGTGGTGGTTTTGGAACTACTGGAGGAACTAGTAATGCATCAAATGGTGGTTCTGGTGGTGGAGGTGTTAATGCAGGAAGTGGAAATACTCCACCGACAAGTCCACCACAAGGTAATGATGGATCAAGTAATCCTCAACCTGCTGGACGAGGTGCAGGAGGTGGAGCAACTGCTGCTGCTTCTGGTGCTAATGGAGGTGCAGGAGCACCAAATTTAATTACAGGTTCAGACGTATCGTATGCTGGTGGTGGTGCTGGATTTGGTGGTTCTGGTGGAGCTGGTGGTGGAGGTTCAGGATCTAGTGGTTTAGGTAATCCAGGAACAACTAATACTGGAGGTGGAGGTGGTGGAACTTCAGCAACTTGTTCTCCATCAGCTAGAGGTGGTAATGGTGGACCAGGTATTGTCGTAGTACGTGTACCAGGATCAACAAGTGCAAGTGTTGCACCAGGAACTAATAGTATTGCAACATTACCAGCACCTGCAGGTGGCTGTAAAGTAGCTTCATTTACTGTATCTGGAACGTTGACAATTAGTTAAGATTAAAATATAAATATAACTTTTAAGGAGTAATAACATGGCACATTTCGCAGAATTAAAAACAAAAGTAGATCCTACTGGATTTACTTCAGATACTCATCAAGTAGTTGAAAGAGTGGTAGTTGTAGGAAACGATTGCGTTCCTTCAGACATGCACCAAGATGGTGAAACATGGTGTATTAATTTTTTCAAAGGTGGAATTTGGAAACAAACTTCTTATAATCATAATTTTAGAAAACAATACGCAGGAATCGGAATGGTATATGATCCTGTAAAAAATAAATTTTTAAATCCACAACCTTATGCTTCATGGTCATTAGATGATAATGATGATTGGCAAGCTCCTATAACTTATCCAACAGTTACAGAAGACGGTGATGTTCTTTATTTAATTTCTTGGAACGACACAAAATACAATGCTGACAACACTAAAGGTTGGGAAGCAACTAAATCAAACGACGAATCGGAAACACCTACCAAATACGATTGGAATGGCACAGCTTGGGTGTCCGAATAGGAGGACACTTAAATGCCTAGAGGCGGCGGTACATCAAACGGTGGAGTAATTGGAAAAACGAATAAAACTTCGTTTGGAAAATGCACTCAAACAGTTCATACATCATCTGGAACAAAAACTTTTCAAACAGGCACAAGAGCAGTTAAAGCATTAATAGTAGCTGGTGGTGGATCTGGCGGAAGCGATCAAGGTGGTGGTGGAGGTGCTGGTGGTCTTAGAATAATTTGTGAAATACCTTTAACAACAAACTCTGCTCCAATTGTTGTAGGAGGAGGAGGCACAGCAACAGCTGCTGGAAATGATTCAACAATAGTAGGAACTTGCGGACCGGTTTTTTCATCTGGTGGAGGAGCACAAACTGCTCCAGGTGGATCAGGTGGTGGTCAATATGCTGCCTCTGGATCTGCAGGAAGTGGTAATAAAGGAGGCTTTTCACCACCAGAAGGAAACAATGGTGGAAATGGTGGTATTATACCAGGATGTAGTCAAGCTTCTGGAGGAGGTGGTGGCTCAGGAGGAGTTGGTGGTAATTCTAGTGGAACAAGTAATGCAAAAGTAGGAGGTGCTGGTGGTAACGGAACAGATGTAAGTCCACAATTTCCAGGAGCTCCAAATTCAGGTGTTTATGCTGGAGGTGGAGGTGGTGCTTCAGGTGGACCAGGAACATCTGGAGGATCAGCAGGTCCAGGAGGTGGTGGTGCTGGAGGAACATGTTCTGGAAGTGGAAGTGCTGGTACAACAAATACAGGAGGCGGTGGTGGAGCTGCTGGTAATCCCCCTGCACCGTCAGCAGGCTCAGGTGGTTCAGGAATAGTTATTACAAGAGAATTAAATAAAGCAAGTGGTGTGTGGTCAATGCAAAGTCAATTTCAAGCCAAGTCTCAAGGAACATGGCCTCAATTTTTAGTACCTATAGATTATTTAGTAGTAGGTGGAGGTGGTACCGGTGGTGGTGGAGCTGCAGGTAACAGAGCAGGTGGTGGAGGTGGAGCCGGAGGTTATAGAGCTTCTGGTTATGGCCCAAGTCCATTACAAGGATCTGCACTGCAATTAGAAATAGGACCTTATGATATTACAATTGGAGCTGGAGGAACTGGAGACAGTTCGGGATCACAAGGTGGAAGTCCTTCAACATTTTCAACTATTACTTCTAATGGAGGTGGTGGAGCTAATAGTGCTGGTGCTTCTGGTGGTGGTGATAATTTTACAGGAGGACCTCCAGGTTCAGCTGGTAACACTCCTCCAACAGATCCTCCACAAGGTAATCCTGGTGGTGGTGGATTTAACGAAGCTACTGTCCCAGGAGTTTTTGCTGGTGGTGGAGGTGGTGGAGCCCTATCAGCTGGAAGTAATGCTCCTCCTAGTGCTGGTGGAGCTGGTGGTGCAGGTGCACCAAATACAATTTTAGGACCCGCTACAACTTATGCTGGAGGTGGTGGTGGAGCAGCCCAAGGTGATAATAAAACTGCTTCTCCTGGAGCTGGTGGAGCCGGAGGTGGTGGTGCAGGTGGTAAATCAAATACTGCTCCTTCAACAAGTAATGGAACTAACGGAACAGCTAATACTGGTGGTGGAGGTGGTGGAGCTGCTAATGATAATGGTCCGGGAGGAAATGCAACTCAAGGTTCAGGTGGATCAGGTATAGTTATTGTTAGAGCACCTAGTGCTACTACTTTAGCAGTATCTCCAGGAACAAATTCAACATCTACACACCCAGGTGGTGACAAGTTAGCTACATTTACAGTTTCTGGGACATTGACAATATCATAAGGAATGTTATATTAAGTTTATAAAGATATATGAACTTAACTAATTATTACTGGTACTTTCAATCAGCAATTCCTCATAGGATTTGTGATGATATTGCTAAATACGGAAAATCTTTACAAGATCAAATGGCAGTTACTGGTGGGTATGGTGATAAAAAATTAAATCAAAAACAAATAAAAGATTTAAAAAAGAAAAGAAATTCTAATATTGTTTGGATGAATGATAGGTGGATTTATAAAGAAATACAACCATATATTCATCAAGCAAATGCTAATGCTGGCTGGAATTTTGAATGGGATTTTAGTGAATCTTGTCAGTTTACAAAATATGTAAAAGGACAATACTATGATTGGCATTGTGATAGTTGGGATAAACCTTATATAAGACAACATCCCAATGATCCATCACATGGTAAGATTAGAAAACTATCTGTTACTGTAACTTTATCTGATCCTAAAGAATATAAAGGTGGGGAATTAGAATTTGATTTTAGAAATTTAGATCCAGATAAACCTAGAAAACCAGTTAAATGTAAAGAAATATTACCTAAAGGATCTTTAGTTGTATTTCCATCATTTGTGTGGCATAGGGTGTGTCCAGTAAAAAGTGGAGAAAGAAAAAGTTTAGTCATTTGGAACTTAGGATGGCCATTTAAATAAAGGAAAAATATGAAAAAGAAAAAAGCTAAAGTTAAAAAACAAAAAATAAAAAAAGAAGTCGTAAGTTATCCAAAACAATTAACCTTAGAAGAATATTTTAAATGTCCCATATGGTTTGCAGATGAACCTAAATTTGTAAATAGTTTAAATAAAGCATCAGATTCATATATTGAAATATCTAAAAAAAATTTAAAACCAGCTATAGATAAACGTAATAAAAAATTTGGTGATAAAGGTGATATGGGTCATGTATTTCATTCTACATCATTAATAGGAGACTCTAAGTTTGCGGAGTTACAAAATTATGTAAGTGCAACTTCACATAATTTATTAGGTGAAATGGGTTTTGATTTAACAAACTATCAAGTATTTACTACAGAATTATGGGTACAAGAATTTGCAAAAAAAGGTGGAGGACACCACACTTTGCATACACATTGGAATGGTCACATATCTGGTTTTTATTTTTTAAAAGCAGATGAAAGCACTTCTTTACCTTTGTTTGAAGACCCAAGACCAGGTAATCTTATGAATCTTTTACCAGAAAAAGATAAGACAAAAGTAACACACGCGTCATCACAAATTAATTATCAAGTAAAACCAGGTAGAATGATATTTTTTCCATCATATTTACCTCATCAGTACATTGTAGATATGGGTTATAGTCCATTTAGATTTATACATTGGAACTGCCAAGCAATACCAAAAGGAGTATTAAATGTCGTTTAAAAAAAATAAATACACAGTGTTAAAAAAAGCTATCTCACCAGAGCTAGCAGAGTTTGTTTACAAATATTTTTTAAATAAAAGAAAAGTTGCAAAATTTTTATTTGATCAAAGATATATATCGCCTTTTACAGAATACTTTGGTGTATGGAATGATAATCAAGTGCCAAATACTTATTCACATTATGGTGATCTTGCAATGGAAACTTTATTACAAGAAGTAAAACCTGTAATGGAAAAACATACAGGATTAAAGTTAAGTGAAACTTATTCTTACGCAAGGATTTATAAACAAGGAGATGTATTAGCTAGACACAAAGATAGATACTCATGTGAAATATCTACTACATTAAATTTAGGTGGTGACTCATGGCCAATATATCTTGATCCAACAGGTAGAAAAGGTCAAGCTGGTATTAAAGTAGAATTAGAACCAGGAGATATGTTAATATATTCTGGCTGTGATCTTGAACATTGGAGAGAAGAATTTAAAGGTAAGAATTGTGGACAAGTATTTTTACATTATAACAAAGCTAATTCAAAAACAGCTAAAGAAAATTATTTAGACAAAAGACCTTTATTAGGTGCACCTGCTTGGTTTAAAGGTGTTAAGTTGACAAAATCTAAAAAATAGTCTATACATTAGACTTGCGAGGGGATGATCCACCACAGATTCCCCTTG